GTTCCGTTGATCCTGAAATTGATCGACGCAACCTCGCCCTTGTTATTCTCTATCCATGCGTCCATAAGGCGCATCAATCTGGTTGTGTGAGCTTCACCTCCATCGAGGTTGTTCAAGTGTCGATCATCGGCGAAACACCTGCGAATGTGCTCGGCGGTGTAGCCGTTCATTGAGCAGAAAATCGAGCAGGAACTTCGCATCGCCTTGGCGAACTGCATGTAGTATTCCTGGTGCCTGATTTCAGCGGCGATCTTCGGCTCATTCTCGCCATACGTCATGTACTCTTCTCTTGTCATACGACTTCCTTTCTTTATGGAAAATTTTCCATAATAAAATTGACCCCGTTTCACGCATCGGGGAGTTGCGTAAAGATGGAATCGTTTTACCATCTTCTCACCGCCCAGTTATTTCGTTACAGCGCCCAGCGGCCTAGCGCTCTATTCGGGCTTGCGGGAATCGAACCCGCGTCTGAATGGTACTGACCTATGCGGTCCCGCCACAGTGCTACCGTCTGCACCAAAGCCCGTAGCCAGGGCCGAAGCCCTGGTTGTTTCATCAGATTGCGGCTATCGCTTCTTCGGTCGAGAGGCTGGCTTCGTCAGCAGTCTCTTCCTGTGCGATTTTGTCGTCGGTCTTCTTGTAGACCGGCTTGAATTCGACGTGCTCGGCAATGACCTTGACCCTGGTGTGGAAGGTGCCGACAGGATCTTCCCAGCGATCCTGCATAAGACGGCCAACCACGCGGACGCCACGGCCCTTCTTGAGGATGTCGGCGCAGGTTTCGGCGAGCTTGCCCCAGGATTCGGTGTCGAAGTAGCTGACTTCTCCGACCATCTTGTCGTTCTGCTTGTAGAAGCGGTTCGTGGCGATGGTGAACGTGGTCACGCTGTGACCGTTCGGCGTGATCTTCATGACGGGATCCTTGACCAGGTTGCCTTCGAGGATGATGCTGTTGAGGTTGTTCATGATAGTCTCCTGATGGAGTCGTTAGATTGCCACCCTACGGGCAGCTTACTTCTGGAACTGATAATCGCCAATGCGATTTCCATTCACGTCTCGTAACGTGTGATACATTTCGCCGTCCTTGATCCTTCGTGCCGCCTCCGTCAGCACACGTGCTGTTTCTCCCTTGATATTGCGGAAGAACGCATCATTGTCACATTCAATTTCGAGAAGGAATTTCATCATCCCTCCATTCGTACTTGAGGATACGAGGACGCGACCGCGCCCAGTTCTCTGCTGTCATCCTGGCATTCTCGATGTTCGCAAAATCCTTCACGAACAACTGCTGACCAGCCGAATTCTTGTAGTAGAGTACCGCGGCCTTATGCTCACAACCCTCCTTCTTCTTGGCCGGCCTTATGATGTAGTTCCCGATAGTCTCAACCATTGGGATTCGCTTTCAGGTATTCGATCATGTCCCAGCCTGCCTCGACCATCCGGTCAGCCACGGTGTCAGCTTTCTCTCCTTCCAATTCTTTTGGGAAGAATATGCTGACTGCAAACCCGTTATCACGAAGCAGCTCTATCGAATCAAGCGCCTTCTGGTAAATGTCTTCTTCACTCATGGGAATCTCCTTGCGATGTTTCGTGCAATCCACGTTTCAAGGGCAGCGAGCGATCTCATGTCCGCCTTGGTGTAGAGGAATCCATTGTGCATCAGCGCCCGGACTTCGCCAAGTGCAAACTTCCAGTGAGAGTAGGTGAGCACCTTCAAGTCGTCATTGCAGACGATTTTATACAGGTGCGAACCATCGCCATCGTACCATCCGGCCGCGATCTGTTTTGCCCTTTCGTCCTTGATCATATTTTGGCCAGCGGGCCGAAGCCGGACTTTGATCCATCACCGATCAACGATTTGTTGAACTTTCTGCTTATCGTCTGGAATGTCTTTATTCCAGAAATCCATAGTGCAACCTCTTCGAGGTTTTCATCATCGTCGATCTGGTTGTCCTTGAAGAACGACACCGATGATACCGAAGGCCTTCCTTCTGCAGGCAAATACCATGACGCCGACATATACGTGGCGCCCTGGTTCTTTGCCAGCTCTTCTGCTTCAAGTATGAGTACATCACGCTTGATCATAGGTGCCTCCTATTCCACATGCGAACAACTATTGCTACTGCTTCTTTCTGAGCGTTACTTGCTCCATCGCAGGATCCAACATTTCCTTCTGCATATATTGAAACTCCGCATGTGCATCGTAATCGTACTGGTTGCCATAGATTTTCTTCTTTGGTAGACCAGCTTTGCGACATGCCTTTGCGTTGCTTCATGTACTCAATCTTGGGATGTTCTCCGCAGAATGGACACGGAAGAAGTATTGCATTCATAGATGTGCGTCCAGTACCGCGTGTGACCGGAACTCACGATAGATCTTCTTGGCGGAAAGGAATGCGTCGAACTCTTCCTGGGTGCGCTGGATTGGGACGAATCCCGATTGCCAATCCTTGTCCAGCGAGTCGTAGTATTCCTTGGTCACGATCTCGAACTCGAATGGATCATTCCAGACGTAGAATGTCACCATATGACCTCCTGTCCTGATTTGGTGATGCGTTCTGCAGCCTCTATGTGCGGCACACAAGTCATCGCCTCGGTTTCGTACCTGTCATCCATGTCGTAGAATGCTTGGTACATTTCGATCAGCTCGTAGTCTGCGTCCATATGGACTCCTTTCATTATGGAAAATTTTCCATAATCCAGAGATAAAAAAGCCCACGGGCAATCATGTCCCGTGGGTGCGCCGGAGCAATCAAATCTCCGGCAATGGCAAGTGGTAGACTCGGACTACCAGCGTTTGACGGAATGATACAGCCATGCTATCATCCCGCATCCACCTGGATCACGCCTCAGAACTTCAACGCGAGCGCCTTGTCGGCCTCGAATGCCGCGGCGTCCCAATCATCTGCTATGTCATAGAAGGCTGGATCATTGCTTGTCTCTTCACTGTACTTGAGGTATGCGACTATGGCGTCATCGAGCGTTCTGCAGTACACCTCGCCGGTCCTGCTGTCCAGGAACACATACTGACCATAGAATGAATCTTCATCAAACCAGATCGCGTTCAGTGCATCTGCCATCTGCTGCAATTCGTACAAGCTGTCCATACTTTCTCCTTTTTATGGAAAATTTTCCATAATTTCTCCAGCCCGCTCCAGATCACGCTCCAAGCCATCGCGCCGTCTTTGCTCCTATCGGCTCCTATATAGAGAGAGAGAGGATATATGCTGATATTCTGGTTTCTCAGTGACCTGAAATATGGGAAAATATTTCCCATCTCAATAGAAGTATCGATCGCTCTTTTTCATTCGATTCTCAAAAATCATGAGAAATCTTTAAAACGAAGTGCGAACGACCGTTTTCTACAGCCCATTTAGCAGAAATTCAGACCTTTCTAAGTGATTCCAGGAGACAGTTTCGCAGTCAATAAGTTCATCTGCGATGTATATCTCTATACTGCAGAATGACTTGATGTTTTCATCGGCGATGTTGATCATATCGCGTACCACAATTACCATTTGTGACATCATTCTGTTACCCTTTTCATGTTCATAGTGATGACGCCGACTACCGCGGCGATGATTCTCTCGGCCTGAGCTGCTTCAAACCTGTTCAGGGATGAATATAGCCAGTCCATACCTTCGGTATTTCCATGTACAACTACCTTGGATACGGGGTCGTATACCATATCAACACCCATATAGGAGATTCCACCACGTATTGCACCCTCTTTATTGTCGAAATACAGCTCAGTTAGATCGAAATCTTCTATATATATGTGTCTTCTTTCCATCACAACCTCCATTTAAATTATGGAAAATTTTCCATAATTCATAAAAACACACAAATTATGGAAAATTTTCCATAATTCACTCCACATATACATGAATATGCACTGTTTATGCACCTTTACTGTATATTTATACATTAAATGACTCCAAACACCGGGGTTATACCAGCTCCACTGCATATTTACTGTATAAAGCTCCTATGCGAAGCGGTAGCGAAGCTCCTACAAGTACACGGATCCACAGAGATAACCATATGCTCTCCACTGCGGTAGCAGTGGCACACAGCCACAAGGCTATAGACTGAGAACGATAACCATATACTGTTTTATCCTGGCCGGTAGGCACTCAACTCAAAAAAAAACTTATGCACAGGTTATGCACAGGTTATGCACATGGGCTTGCGGATAAAAAAAAGCCCCGATCTCTCGGGGCTTGTCTTACTTGACGCGCTTAATTCTAGACCTGTTTAACGTGTACCGAGCTTGCATGGTACACGGCGCAGTGTTACCAGCGCCGCGTATCACTTTCATAACTCGTACGCTTCCAATCCATCGTACCCTTGACAGGCGTACCTGTCGAATGGATAGCCGTAGTGTTCGATTTCAACCGTCAATATCGGGTCAATTTTCATCGACCAGAAATTGTATGGATGCTCGATTTTTTCTCGGCTATCGTGTACGCTTCTTGAAACATTGCCATAGGGTATTTTACGCCGTCAACCATGATGCCGATGCCGTCGAGTGACATAGTACACTCGATGGTATCGACATACTCTGCGTTATCGTCGAGTATGTCGTATCGCATTATAGGATACCTTCAAGCAATTCAGCGTACGCTTCTTTGCGTATACGATCCTCAAGTTTATCGCTCATATACTGCCTGCGCAGCCAGAACATGACCGCCGCGCCGTGATTATGTGGCTTGCTGGTATCTATGCCGCCTGAGTAGTCAAGGGCGTCTATATAGTCCTTGACGATCCTCAGCGCACTATTTGAAGTATGAGCCAGCGCCGCTTTTTTAGCGTGATCAAGTATAATTGCTACTATCTCGCGCTTGTCTCCGTCGTCGGCCATCATGTCCACATAGTCCTGCGCCGTGAAATTGCCAGTTGCATTGTCCATAGTCTAGTCTCCCTCTTGATGCTACACTTTCATACGAAAGTGTTTTTATGTTTCATATGAAACATTCTGTAGAACCCAAGCCCTGACTTGCCATGTAGAAAGATCGTATGTAATGTTCTTTGTTATCATTACCATAAATACAGTATAAACAATGCAAGCAATACAAACCAGACCGCAAACGGCTTTGTACGTACAGGATAGAGTTACCCCTCCGAAAAAATTTTCGTCATACCAACCCCAAAAAAATCCAAAAAAATTGCCTACGGCAAATTATGGAAAATTTTCCATAATAGTAGTAGGATACGTGAATGGCGAAGACGAAGAGTATTGCAGCCCTGATAGCGAAGGTGCTGTCAGAGGAACTGGTGGAAGAGATAGACGGGAAGCTCGAGAGAGTGACGTTGGAAGAGGCGATAATACGGACAACGGCGAAGAGGGCGCTGGATCCACGCAATCGTCTCGGAATGGATGCGACGCGGTTCTTGACGGAGTATCAGTATGGAAAGCCTGTTCAGCCTGTGGGGGTTGACAGGCGGTTTGATGGCGGGGATGAATATGGGGAGTATACCGAGGAAGAGCTGGAAGAGATCCAGGAAGGCATCCTGAAAGGGGCGATGGGTGGACACGATAAGCTTACACCGAAGGATCCAGGAAGATTTATTGAAGAAGGGCGAAGGGATAAGATCGTACAGAGTGTACTTGAATCCAGGGGAGAGTCTATCTTCGAGCGAAACAAAAGAGCAGCGCAGGCTTACGCAGAAGCACGAGCGGAAGTTCAGGCGGCACTTGTTACGGATCCAGTCGAAAACTTCGATGGAGCAGAAGATCTCCTGAACCACAGGAGGGAACTGGTGGATGCTCCATGGACATAGGTGACAAGGTGAAATTCATACATGCGTTCTCTGGCAACACGATGCGTGGCGTGGTGGTGCAGTCCGTGCCAGCCGGAACGATGGCCCAGGCATACGGACAATCATATCCGGGTGAAGCCCGCTCCGTGGACAGCTTTCTGGTGCAGGTTGGAAATTCCATCTTCTGGCCAGAGAACAGGATGTTCCTGTGACACTCGGAGAAGCACTGCCTTTGGAACAGGCAAGGGTCAGGAAGCTGATTGTCATGTATAACGATCCCGAGCTGAATGGAGCGGGGAGACTCGCGGCGGCGATGATGGAGAGCTCCCTCAGGGAAGCTGACCGAGCTGTGATGGAGCAGGATATTCCTGCCATGATCAGATCTCTCGAGGATCTTGAAGGCTATTCGGATTGATCCAGCTCAACGAGCAGGACCTGTCCGAATTCATCAAGGTCAGGGTGGCGCTGTCCAGGAAGTCATTCTGGCAGTTCTGCGTGACTTCTGATCCTGATTTCTATAAACCGGACCGTAAGCACCTCAAGCAGCTCTGCATTATCCTCCAGGGACTCCATGACGGGACGATAGTCAGGAGGGATGGAGAGGAGTGGAGGTTCCTTGAAGCGGACGAGGACCTGTCCGGGCTCGAGGTTTGCCGCAAGCTGATCATCAACATGCCACCCCGCTTCGGCAAGACGCGCACGGTCGTCCTGTTCGAGTCCTGGTGCCTCGGGAAGGATCACAGGGCGAAGTTCGTGACCGGATCATACAACGACGACGCCGCGGCCGATATTTCCAGGTATGTCCGTGATACCATCAGCCAGGAAGCCCAGACCAAGTTCCAGGTCATCTATTCTGACATTTTCCCGAATACCAGGCTAAAGGGGAATGACAAGTCAGTGGCCCGCTGGGCTGTCGAAGGATCGTACTTCACCTACATCGGAACNGGNCCAGGCGGTACCGCNACGGGAAAGGGCGCGGACTGGNTGATCGTGGACGATCCGGTCAAGAACGCCGAGACAGCCTTCAATTCTCCGGCAATGCAGAAGCTCAACTCATGGGTGATGAATACCCTCCTCTCCCGTACCGAGGCCGGCGCCAAGACGCTGATCGTACATACCCGCTGGCCGAACGGCGACCTGACCGATGCGTTCGAGCACAACCGGGCAGACGTGGACCAGAAGGAGTACAAGAAGTTCTTTCACCTCGTCCTTGCCGCGAACGACGAAGGAGAGCTGCTGTGCGAAGATATACTCAACCTCGAGGACTACACGACGAAGAAGACCCTGATGGATCCGACGATCTTCGAGGCGAACTACAACCAGAAGATCATCCGGCCGGAAGGCGCTCTCTACAAGAACTTCAAGACATACGACTCGCTGCCGAAGGACGAGGATGGTGTTTTGAAGTGTGAGCGGAAGGTCTGCTTCATCGATACCGCGGACAAGGGTGAGGACTTCTTATGCGCTCCGATGGGCGTCGTAGAAGGACCGTACGCCTACATCACCGATGTTGTCTATACCCAGGCCTCTGTCGAGTACTCGTTGCCTCTTGTTGTCGAGGCGATCATCCTCAATGACATCAAGGAAATCCGCGTCGAGTCGAACTCTGGCGGCGCGGCCTATGCGCGGGAATTAAACGAACTGCTTGTGAAAAAGCAGTATATGGTGTATATAGAAGAATACAGTCAGCAGTCGAACAAGGAAACGAGAATCATTTCCAACTCGGCTGTCGTACAGGAAAGGGTGCTCGTACCATCCGATTGGGAGGCCCGGTTCCCCGATTTCTCCTGGGACTTGATGCAGTACCTCCGCGTCGGTAAGAACAGACACGACGATGCGCCGGATGCGACTACGGGTTTCTACGAGTTTGCTTTCGACGGAGGTGTCATATTAGCATAGCAAGGGCGATATACCAGACCGTCGAACGTTCGATCCTGACGACGCTCGCAGGCAAGTTCACCGAGAGCTATGACGACTTCGACATCGTTGAACCAGGTCGAACACAGATAAAAGACCCGATGCTCCAGCACAACTGGGCCAACATCGCCATTTCCATCCGGGCACGAAATCTGGCCCGCACGACACTGAAAATCTACAAGAACCAGCGCGAAGTCACCTCAGGACCAATCTTCGACCTCTTCGATTCACCAAACCAGATCCAAGGCCAGGAGATGTCAGCCTCGATGCTCTGGTGGCTTTCGTCAATGTGGTGGGACAACGAAGGCGAGTTCTTCTGGTGGTTCGGCGGCACGAAGGGATTTCCCACCGAGATCATCCCGCTCTCGCCGCGCCGAATGGAGTACGAGTCCTATACGAAGTCGTGGTTCTATCAGAACGATGATGGCATGAGGATCCCGATGGCTCCGGAGGAATTCTTCCACTGTTACGAGCCGAATATCTGGAATCCTATCCGAGGCGTTCCCCCGCTCGCTGCAATGGCGATGGAGCTGGAGCAGGACTGGTCGGTGAACAAGGAAACGCTCAAGCGCCTCAACGCCTCTGCTATTCCACAGGGCATCCTCAAGACAGACCAGCGCCTCACCGCCGCGCAGGCAGCGGACCTGACCGCGACCTGGGACCAGAAGTACGGAAGATCAAAGGGCGACAAGCGCATCGCTGTTCTTGGACAGGGTACGAGCTTCCAGGCGCTCAACGAGAACCTGATCCAGTATTTTGATGTCTCAGACCGCAACAAAGTGTCGATCCTCACGAAGTACGGCATCCCGCTCAAGGTAGCCAATGCGACGACCGAGAAGACTGCGCTGTCGGGCAAGGACTCGAACGAGCAGTACAAAGCCCTCTGGAGCCAGACGCTCATTCCGCTTCACGCGTACTGGCAGGGAGAGATCAAGACGAAGTTTTTCAACCGCTTCAACCTGTTCACGCACCGCGCCGAATTCGACCACTCTCAGATCCCTGAACTCCAGGAAGACGAGGCCGACCTCCACAAGCGCCTGGTCCAGGACATAGCGGGGTCGCTCTTGACGCCGAACGAAGCCAGGGAAGTAATCCACCGCGATCCCATCGACGGCGGCGATGAACTCATGTTCAACATCAAACAGGCTGCAGCGGATGCTGCCAAAGGAGAAAAGGATGTTCCTACGGACGAAGGGGATGGAGATACGAAATCTGTCGGGCGAGGAACTCTATCAGTTCTTCCGCGACAATTCCACCAAGACCGGAAAGCTGAAAGAGGAAGTGACGCTCTTTCGAGGTTTTTCGGTTTTGTACGAGAAGGGTGAGCCGAACGAGACAGAGAAGGCGGCTGGACAGGCGAGCAGCCTTGTCCACTTCGTGTTCTCGACCAATGATGTAGATTCCTACGGAGACACCATTGAGCAGGAAGGCTGGGTGCTGGACAGGTACCAGCGCAACGCCGTTGTCCTGTGGGCGCACGACCACAAGATTCCCGCGATCGGCCACACCAAGGTAATCTCCAGTATGCCGGCGCTCAATGGCTACGTTCAATTCAATCCGAAGGAGATCGATCCGTTCGGCGGCAGGATCAAGGACCTGATCGACTTCGGCAGCATCAAGGCCGGGTCTGTCGGATTCAATCCGCTGGAGTGGGAGATACTTGAGCACAAGGAAGGTTCATACACCGTATTNGACGGCTATCGCTTCAAGAAGCAGGAACTCATGGAATTCTCCGTGTGTAACGTTCCTGCCAATCCGTTCGCACTGGCAGATCTAAAAATGTTCGAGGCACCAAAAGACAAGTCAGTAAAGCCCCGTTCGAGCGGCTTTCAATTATTTCTAGGCAAGGAGTGACGAATGGCAAAGAAGAAGTTCGAAGAACTCCTTGAGTTCCTGAAAACCGCGAAGCGCGTCGAAGCGACCGGCTTCTCCGACGAAGTACAGGTAAAAACATACCTGACCGAGAAAGAGAAGCTGATCGAGGATGTCGCTCACGCGATCGAAGAGCTTTCTGCAGAGCAGGAAGCTGAAATCGGGGCACTCAAGGCACAAGTAGGCGGTCTGGCTGAATCCCTCAAGAAGGAAACCAAGACCCCTGAATTCAGCCAGGAAGACATGCTGGCGAATATCGGCAAGCTCGTCTCGGCGACGTTCCGCAAGGACTTCGACCAGATGATCCAGCTCGGCATGACACCGCAGAACCGCGGCTCGTCTGACCAGGACTGGACCGATCCGCGAAGCATCAGTTTTGACAAGGACCACAAACGGTTCGTCAACAAGGATTCCCTTGGCTCTCCGCTCGGCGGTACGACTGACGGCCAGTACGTCATCAATACCATCTACGAGCGCGAGCTGATGAAATATGCCCAGAAGCAGTCAGCCATGATGGGCAAGGTCCGCACGATACCGATGGCCGGAAACACGATTTCGTGGCCGACCCTCGACCGCTACAATACCCACCTGTACTGGCACAACAACCCGCAGGGTTCCGGTGGTAACTACAAGGAAGCCGGAAAGCCGGCCTTCGGTCCGCGTGTAGAGCTGACATGCCAGACCCTCGCTGGCTGGATTCCATGGTACGACCTATTCCAGGACGACATCCAGGTAAACGTGCAAATCGGGCAGCTCTTCCTCGAGATGTTCACCGAGCAGTACGGGCAGGAATTCGACTACCAGTGCCTGTTCGCCAACGCCGCCCCCTTCACCGGCATCTTCTCCGCCACAGGCGCGAGGGAGCATGTGGTGTCCGGCGCTTCCCCCACTGCCGTGACGCTCGAAGATCTGACGAACGCTCCCCTGAAGGTTCCGTCGATAGATCGCGTGAACGGCATGTGGATCGTTTCCGAAGACTTCGTGTCGTGGCTTGCCGCGCACAAGAATGTCATCGGCGACTACGCATGGATGTCACCCATCGAGGGATCACGCCCGGGTATGATCGCCGGCAAGCCGTACATCGAAGTTCCGAGCATGAAGTCGATCTTCGATGTCACCGAAAACGAGCGGTTCGCCTGGTTCGGCAATCCCCAGGACATCTGGCACGGCAATCGCATGGGCGTGGAACTCCGCACCTTCCGCGAAACCGAGTCGTCTCTCCTCAATGGCGAGGAATTCATACGCTTCCGCAAGCGCGACGGCTTCAAGGTCGTCCGCACGGACAGGTCTGTCTTCCTCAAGACCGCGGCAAGGAGCTAATCAATGAACGCACCCGTACTCCAGTGGAAACGCCACAAGGGCGGCACTGCCGCCGCAGGCACTGCAATAAAGTGCCTCATCGATCCGGGCAACCTGCGTGGCCGCTCGGTCATCACCCGCATGGCCATCCTGAACCAGGCTACCGTGCAGACTCTCACCATCATGCAGGTGCTCTCGAAGTTCCGCATCCACGCCGCGGCCGTAGCTGGCCAGGCCGTGATCCGGTTCCTCGACACCTCTGTCCCTGTTGCAACCATGGCGGCGCTCGACCAGATCGCCATCAAGATGCCCAACGGGAAGCATGAGCTGTACCAGGTTACGTCTGTTTCGGCGGTGTCCGTCATAGCCGACGACACCCTCGGGACGTACACCGTGACCCTTACCGCCAACCTGTCCGCTGCGCTCGAGGCCGGCGCAGCCGTGTGCTTCTTCGGTGTTTCCACCGATGGCCATGAGCAGGTTTCAATCCCCGCCTCCACCACGACCGTGATGGCAGCGGAAGACGGCTACTTCGGCGCGAACGAGATGGGCGAACCCCTCTTGGTCTACCTGAACAACATCACCGCCGCCGCCACGATCCAGGGCATCAACTGCCCGATCATCGGGGTGTAACCACAAGGATTATGGAAAATTTTCCATAATCCGCAAAAGATCATAGGGGTGTCGGACATCGGAGAACTGTGTCCCTCCGGTGCGAGACACCCCTTTTACGGAGATTGAATGGCGACCATTACTCTGGATACATTCCTTGATGGTGGGGTAGCCAGGACTGCTGGTGAGGCATGGATATGCAATGGTGGTCGCCTCATCATAAGAACAGACTCACGCTGGCATTTAAACGCTCCGGCGTCCATGGCAGGCTCACTTGGTGCCGTCACAGTATCGGCGACACTCGGCGGCGGCTACGAGATCGACGCGACAGCAGTAAGGTGGCTCGCGTACACCGGAGGATCAGGGACCGTCCCGGCAATCGGGGCAAGCATTACCCAGGGCGGAGTATCGTCCTCGTACCTCCTTGGTGTCTGGGCGTCCATCACATCGGCCCCGACAGCCGCAGGCGCGGCCATGCCGGAATCTGGATTCATCAAGTTCCGCGAGGCAACAGGGGCGTTCGCCGCAGGCGCCATGACCGGAATCACGGCGACGGCAGCAGGGGCAGACGTGCAGGGCTGGATCGAGGTCGTGCATGACCAGGCTATATCGATTACTATACCGCGTCTCGGGTCGTTCAAAACCAGAGGCGGGTGGTTTAACCTTGGGACCACCACTGGAGCCGCAAACCAGAGCGTTCAGCTCCCCACAAACGGTAGCGCGACAACGTATGTACCAGGACTTTGGATCGAAACAGCGGTCGCTGATACCTATGAATTCTATCCATCGATATATGCCGCAGGAATGGTTGCAGCAAACCTTGGTACCGACGACAGATCGAAGTTCGTCCTCATGGGGACTACCGGGGCGTGTGTTATCGGGCACAACGGAACGACTGCGATAGGCTACGTTCCCCCGGCTGGCCGCAAGATCAGGGTGCCGAACATCTTCATGCGCCACTGCACCACGGCGGCGCGGGCAACAAATGTCCTTCCGAGCGCGACGGCAACCACGCGGCCGGATTTCGTCACGACATCAGCTGGCGCCATCGATGTCGAGAACGCGATATCCGACTGGTATCATTCATACTCTCAGCCATATTCTGCCAGACATGTTCACTTTGCGACGTTCGACTTTGTCTTAATCTCGGAGTGCGCAACGGCCATAGAGCTGGTCGACGGAGGAAACGGAACAAGCCAGTCGCTCGACTCGCGGACGCTGAACATAACCTCATGCTTTGCAGGAGGAACAATCACAGACTGGGTTGCTGACAGATTCTCGGCGGGAACCACCGACCATGCGGTCGAGATTATCTACTCGATAGGACAAATCCTCACGCGCGTGCGAGCTGGAATCATCACCTTCGCGCGTTCCACGGGCATGAGTTTCCAGATAACGCAATCGACTGGGATCATCCTCAATGACTGCAAATCGCTAAACTCAGGAGTTCAATTCACCACATCATTCGGCTGCGAGGTGAACGATCTCGACCACTGTGACCGCTATGTCGGCGCTACGACGACGACAGGCATATACGCCCTGTACGTCCTCGCGTCATGCAAGAACATCATCATCGACGGTGTTACGGTTGGACTTGGCGGAATGATAGCCAACGTACACCCGTACCTCGGGATCATCACAATCGGCCAGTCGCAGGATGTTACGGTCCGCAACATTGGAACCAGGTCAGCGTTCCTCTCAGGCGGCTCGGTGAACAACCCGGCGTATATTTTCCTCTCGGCAGGAAACAACCAGCGGGTAAGGTTCCAGCGCGTCTATATGTCTCCTACGAGGACCGGATCGATCAGCACCCTCAATTCAGACAAGGGGATGGAGTATGAATCCGTCTACGGAGATGTTGCAGACACGATGGTTGTTGCCGGTCTGAACAGCCATCCGAAGGGATGCGGAGGCACGAACACCACGACCGGGCAGGCGTCCGTCTACGGCCAGCACTTCTGGGACATCTTCGTATCCGACACCGTAGGGCGACTCGTACTGTCGCTGAACGAACCTACGGAGGAAACAGAGGCATACGTCACGCTGGTGTCGGGGACGCCGAAGTTCACGAGCGCAGGAAACCTGATCCTTACTACTGTCGGCGACGAGGTGATCGCTGAGATGGACTACTTCGCCAAGGGTCACACCGCCCTTGCGAGCGTGGCCCCAGTAATCACCGGAATCAACGTGACGTACTCGTCGGGCGCTCGGTGGGGAAACCATGACATCTACTTCCAGGTCGATATTGGTTCCGGATACGGCGGTACATGGCTCGACCTGACAGCAGCAAACCTGGACGATTACACCGTCGATCCTGCGGTCGGATTCAAGATCAAGTTCAGGATGGTATGCGCGATAGCCAACACTGGAAACCTCTTGACCTACATCAGAATCCAGACGGCATCGACGCTCGCCGCACAAGTTGGCAACCTCTACCCGCTGGACACGACGACGCTGACGCTGACTGGGCTTGTCTCGGGCTCTGATGTTGTAATCCTTGCGGCCGGAACGACCACCATCCTCGCCAGCGTTGACTCATACGCATCGACATCGTGGGGGTACACCTACGAGACTCCACAAAGCGTGGACATCGGGATCATCAAACCAGGATACGTGCCGCTGTACATCAGGGGCTATCCACTCGGATCGAGCAACGCAAGCCTGCCAGTGGCGCAGACAGCAGATAGGAGCTACGCATGATGCAGATCATCGACACGACAGATGGGCGCTACAAGGGGTTCATCTTTGACAAGGATGATAATCCAATACAGCTTTCACGGGATGTATTTTTCAGGTACGATAAGACGCTGAGTACCGGAAAGATCACCAGATACAGTTCTGCAAACTACGTGCTAGACGCACTGGAGGTGTAAGATGGCGAAGATTACAAGCAAGGCGCTGCTGAACGTCGGGACAGAGCTTACCGTCAACGAAACAGCAAAGACCATCACGCTCAATGCAGCCGGAAACCTAGTGGCAAAGGACGGTGTGACATGGCAAGCTCTCTACTCGAAGCTGGTGGACCTGTGGGCCACGCTCGCATACCAGGACAGTCCATTCCCGTTCTACGCAATTGACGCCCTGTCCGGGCAGTTTCAGATAGGCACGGACGGTTCGACGTACTCGGGATGGACGTTTGCCGACGACGCGACGAGGCAGAAGCTACGCGACGGCGGCTGGTCAGAGTACAGTTCCGGTGGAGTCCTGCAGAGGCAGTACGCAGGCATCGTGGGCCTTGGTTCCGTCTCCGCTGGATCACAGCTCTACTACCAGCGAGCGCCTGCTGACGCTCCGGTAAACTTCACATTCGACGATCAGTGCAATGAGGGCATCCAGGTCTTCGGTGACGCATCCAACGGCAACTTTGACAAGCGCACCTATTTCAAAGGATTTGTCCGTGAGTACGCCAAGAAGTACAAGGATTCGGTATTGGCTGATACCGGCAAGACGGCGACAGGTGCATACCTCGTCAACCTGCTTCTGTCGAACGAGGACGACCTTAAGATACAAGATGCGGACGTAGAGATGACCAACGCGCCGTATGACGGCATTACGGTCAGCTACTACACGCTGAATCAGACCCGCAACATTGGCGGCTCGAACTACAACTTCAAAATCATCATCAATGGCAACAACGCCACACTGGAGCAGATTTACACCAAGGTACAGTTCCTCCTGCGCCAGAACTCGAGCATCAACGAGGCCGGCACTGCCGGGGCAGTCAACGGCAAGACGGCGGCGGCGCTACTCAACTTCGTTGGCGACACGCTAGAAACCGCGCAATCAGTCTTCATCGACAACATCCAGTCCGCAGATTCGAACCGAATCGTGTTCAAGGATGATGGTGGGACAAACAGGACAAATCCGTACACTGCAGCCGGGTTGATCAGCTTCAACACACCGCTCATCGGAGCAGGCTCTTCATTCCGCATGATGTTTACCGCCGGGCCTGGTGCCGGGGATGACTACGGAGAGGCCGGGGCACTCACCGTGCAGGACGCTAGTGACGTTGATATTGCAGGGACCATCAGTGCAGCCTCGATCCCGTTCACCTTCGACTACGACGGCGACACCTTGGGTGGCCCGGCTGGGACCGACAAGCCAGTGACCATCGTAGGGATACGTCCTGGTTCAGGCAAGTTCGTTGCAGCCACAGGGTTGCTGACACGTAGTAAAGCTATCGGCTTATCGCTAGTCGCAGAGCAGGATCGCGTCTACGCATAATGGCCATCACCTTTGACCCGGCGGCAAAAAGGATAATCCTCGACTCGGCCTCGGTCAGCGCGACAGAACTATACAGCCGCTCATGCGACTGGTTACTGCTGTCAGACAACATGAAATACATGGAGGTGTTCCGTCAGGTAGGGGGCGATGACCTTGGTGGCGGGCTTCTAATTCCACCGTATTTCTTTCTGCAAGGGAGCTGGCGTGTCAGGCCGATGGAATCGAGCCACCTGCTCGTCATCACCGGCAACCTGTTTGTTGAGGGTGGTGGCCAGCCCGTGGTCAACACCATTGGTGCGTTCAACGTGAGCATCCAGTACACTGTGCCCGTCCAGGCGCAGGCGTTCGATTCAGGCGGCGGATCGGTATACACCCCGGCGCAGATCGCCGCTGCAGTGCTCGAGGCGGCGACTGTGACTCCGATACAGTCTGACATCGCCAAGGTCAACGGCGTGGACGTTGACGGTTCGGGTACGCAGATTGATCCGTGGGGGCCGGCATGATCTGGGGTTATTCATGGGGGTCTTCGTGGGGCTCCTCGTGGGGATACGCAGCACTAAATCTCCCAGGGATAGCAAAACTGTTCATCCACAGCAGCTCATTCGTAATGCGAATGACTGGCGTGACATGGGGGGATAAATGACTGGCGGGGTCAGCAGGGTGGTGATGTCTGGGAGGGCGCAGGCTACAGTCATCAGTGGATCAAAGCAGTCGCTGATTCCTGCATCGAAGCGATACGCCGCAGTGATTGCGGCAACGGCATTGCATGTTATGATCAAGGGGGCCGCGTGACAACTCTGAAAGAATCTCCGGTAGAGGGATCGACGTATGTAATATCGGTCGATTTCATCGACATAGACGGCAATGCGTTCACTCCAAAGACGTGTCGGTGGACGCTCACACTGAAGAATGGAACAGGGGTTAACGCAAGGATGCGCGTTCCTGCTACTGTTGTTGGAACGAAGCATGATTTTGTCATGTTCGGCGACGACCTCCTTTATGCGACGGGAAAAGACCGCCTGTTCCTAGTTGAAGGAACGTATGACTCGGTGTACGGCAACGACCTACCGTTCAGGGAAGAGGCGACGTTCTCGATAACGAATACGGTGGTAAATCCAGAGTAAAATTATGGAAAATTTTCCATAATGCTGTATCATGGGCAAGGAGGACGATATGCTTGGAATGAGTATCATGGACATCCGAAGGGCTAATGCACTCAAGCAGAAGGACAAAAAGCCTGAAGAGCGCGAGGAACACCAGAAGCCGGAGAAGGGGAAATACCTGGACCGTGAGTCAAGAGTGTCGGAGGAGCGATAAATGGACCTGCCAGCAAATGCCCTGATTTCGGTGGCGCGGTGCGCTGAACGCCTGTCGATGACAGCGGAAGACGATCCCCAGGAAGAGCTTTCTCCGCTGATCGGCTACGCATCCGCCGCCATCGAGAGGTATTGCTGGCAGCCACTCATCCGCAAGACATCCATGATTCACATGGACTGCTTCGCCGATGGACGCCTGATTGTTCCGTACAAGCCAGTCATTGGCTTTATCGAGATCCGCTATGACACCTCGAGGCTATTTCCGGTCGAGACGGAGGTGACTGACTACCTGTGGATGCCGGAGCGCTCAACGCTCTTGCTTGGCACCAAAGGAGCTTATGGCGAGGCAACGTTTCGCATTATGATTGACTCGGGCTATTCAATGGTCGACTACCGGCAGGCAGAGGATCCGGATGATCCACTTCCCGGGGAAAGCTGGCTGAATGGCTCGGTCTTCCAGACATTCAACGGAACCATCTGGGAGCCTAACAGCGGAATTCCGATGAACGACGAGCTTGAAGCCGCCTGTGCCGAATACGTCCATTTCCTGCGAATACGCATGAGGGCTGGCGGTGCTGGACTCATAAAGAAGGAACGTGGCTACTCGTTCGAGGGTTCCGCAGTCGAATACGAAACCGTCATGCCGAAGCACGTAAAAGATCGGCTGCATTCATTCGTGGCGCACACCGCATGAGTAGATCAGTCTCGGCCTCGATCTCTTCAGTCTCAAAAGAAAATCTCCTCTACTGCGTGAAGAAAATCGACAAGAGTCTCGAAATAGCCATGATGGCAGAACTCGACAAGATTAGACCGATCATCAGAACGAAGGTCGATTCATTCATGCAGACGCGAGTGTATCCGCAATATGAGGAATCAGACCAAGGGAACATGAGGAAGGGGATGAAGTTCAGGACCGACAAGCGATCGACCGGAATTTCATTCTCTCTTCACTTCGACCACCCGCTTCTCTATGCCAGAGAGATGGGTATCACCGTTGAGGGACGGACTCACTGGGTTCCCACCAAGGGACAGGCAATAGCGGTTCCGTATGCCAGGGCGCTGTTGAGCAAGAAACTAGCTCCGCTTGTAAAGCAGCGCGAAGAACGCATCGACAAGATGATGGATCGAAGAAGGGAACGTGAATACCACAAGGCCAGCGGTGGAAACACAATGTTCGGAAGAATGAACAGACGCAATGCTGTTCAGAACTTAACGAAGGCGCAAAAGCTAAAGGATATGAAGGTCGGAGAGCGTCCGCCTCAGTTCTTGGTATTCAGAAGTCTAAGGGTCGAGTCTTCTCCATTCATGGGTGACGTTGCGAACATCATGTTCAGGGAAGCGGAGCGGAATACAGGATCGTTCACCGACGCTGCTGGTGATGCCGTGATGGAATCATTCGGAAGGAAAGCCTGATGGCTATAGAAATACTTGAAGAGAATGCAGTACGGGCCGTCGTGGATTTTATGACGCTTCGGTTGCCGATATACCTGGCTCAGATACAGGTAGAGCGTCCGGACGTAGAGCTGCCAATGTTCGCCAAGATCGATGACGAGTACCTTGATCCTTCCGACGTATTCAAGTTCCCGTTCGCCTGCGTGTTTGTGGACGACTCGAAGGACGAGACGAAAGACCGTGCTCTCGACCACAACGTATGCAGAGTCAGGATGATGTCACTGTACGATGGCAAGAAGGCCACGAAAAAAACGTACAGGTATAATGCGGCAATACGAGAGGCTGTCCAGGCGGATAGAACTCTCGGGGGAAAGGGTTGTAGAGCGAAAGTCTTGGAAAGGATATACTACACCCCGATAATGAAAGGGAATCAGGAAGTTCGCGTTGCCGAAACCTATCTCGAAGTTCAGATGGAGGTACAAAGAAGATGAGCATTATTTCCGGCCAGGATTCGAGGTTGCAGATCGGCCTCGCAAACACATGGAGATCCCCCACCCGCGCAATGGTACGCCTGCCTTACACGCAGGAAGGTTTCAAGGGGACTCCCAACTACAAAGAGGCAGAAGCCCTCGTCGGCGCTTCTGGCACCACAAGCATGGCGATCATGTCATTCAAGGCGGACGGATCGTTCACGACCTATGTCACGCCTGACCTTGCTAAGATACTGTTCTACGCGGCGCTCGGGTATGAGTACGCGCAGTCCGGGCCTGATGCAAACGGGCAGTACGAGCACAAGTTCGTTCCGATCTCGGCCGGGGCCTGTGCAAACCTGCCCTCACTCACCTGCGAGGTTGACCGCCTGCAGGAGAAGGGCATCTACCTGAACTACAAGATGACCGACTGGAAGCTCTCTGGCAAAGCAGAGGACTACATCATGTTCGAGTCGTCTGGCCCGGCGTTCAAGGAAGACATCCAGTCGGTGCTGGCCCAGGGCATAGTCATGTCGAACACTGCAACCACTCGCGTAGTGACGCTTCCGGCAGGCGTCATATCAGCCGACAACGAGCATGTCGGTCGTGTGGCCAGGTTCAGACTTGAATGCGGCGAGCCGGTGTACGGACTCATAACTGCATCCGCGGCAGTCGCCCACACGATAACGCTCGCGGCTTCGCTTTGGACGCTCGCGTTCCCCGTTACCCTCAACGAACTCCAGGGTTACACCTGCGAGATACTTGACTGGGAGATGCAGCCGAACATTCCGATTTCGCAGCTCGAGTACATGCGATTTGTCCACGGGTACCTGTATATGGACAAGGCTGTGACTCCATACAAGGCACTACCGACTGGAGCTGGCAGCGAACCCAACACTGGAGCGCTCGGAGATACCGTGGTGGATGTTCCGCTCGCGGTTACTGGGCTTGCCGGACACGAACTCTACATTGAGGCAGTTGACCCGAAGCTCGTGACCCGAGTGTTCAAGTACGTCGGCGTCGGTGTCATAACAAGGACCACGCTGACCACGCTTACGTTCTCCGCACTCACCACGGACGGCATGATTCCAGCGATCACGTTCGACGCCAACGGCGTCCTTACCGGGGCCAACTGGGAGATTGCGGAAGATATGTACGACGAGGTGACGGAATTCACCCTGTCAGGCGACAACAAGATCGGCGAGTCGCAGTTCGGAATGAACGGCTCGATGTTCAGCTCGGAGGTGAATCCCACCAGCCGCTCGTTCTCGCTCGATCTTTCCAGCCGGTTCACCACCAAGTTCTCCCGCCTGAGACGGGACAGAATGATGGCTGGCGTTCCGATGTCAATTCGCCTGGAGTTCATCACCAAGCTGGCGGACGGCCCACTTGGTGAGCAGGACACGAGTGTCGATTCGACTGGTCATCCATACCGCATCGTTGTGGACATGAAGAAGGCCTACTACATCGAAGGCGGCGCGAACATCAGTGGTCCTGACGAACCGACCATATCGCCGAAGTTCACCCTCGCCGAGACCCCTGGGGTCCACAAGGCGATTGAGGTTTCGATCTTTGATGATGTCAACAGCAAGGCTTCGACCGTTACCTATGCGGTCCTGGCACGGGAAGACGGGTATGTAGGCTAAGTTTCCGGGGGGGGGCAACCTCCCCCATTATGGAAAATTTTCCATAATTCTGGTGACGGAAAAATATGGAAAATTTTCCATAATGCCGTAGGGCGTTATAGATCAGACACGGAGGACACACAATGGACATCGGAAAAGACAGAGAGATCGGACTGTTCGCAAAGAAGATCTACACCGGCCACCTATTCGCCGAGAAGAGCTACGATGACTTCTACGAAGAAGTCGCCGCGAAGCAGGCCAAGATGACAGATGAGGAAATCGAGAAGGCAGCAGACAAGGCCTTCGTGAACTATTTGGACATCGAACGCATGAAGGAATACGTCTACATGCGCGAGCCTACGACCGAGGAAGCTCGCTCAATGCAGGAACCTGAGATCAGTCAGGAGATCCTTTCAAAGCTCGATCCTGAGGCCCAGGTCGTCCGCGCGGAGCAGAAGGCGATCAAGGACAAGGAGAAGGAAAAGGAGATCATGGAACTGGTGCTCAACTGCATCATCGGATCTTCTTTCACCGACAATGGAACTCCTGCAAAGATCGAGAAGGTCCGCGATACATACAAGAAGTCGACCAGGGCAATGGGATACATCACCGGGGAATGGATGGAAGGCCTCGGAAATTTTCAAAAGAAGAGCGGCAGAGCGTCGAGAGGATAGCCGGCTTGGTTCTGGCTGGAGGTAAGATTCCAGCCAGGTTCAAAGAGGAAGCGGAGAAGTGGATACCGTTCATTTCCCGATTCCTCACCGCCGTCAACCGCGAGAACGGATCACTGTCGCTCGATCCGTTCGCTTCGTATCCAAACAAGACCTACGTCGTTCTGGAGACAATCCAGAACGTTTTTATAAAGATGATCAAGGATAAAACAGAAGCTGCGATCAAGAAATCCAGGAGGCGATGATGAAGAACAAGCAGAGCATGGAACTCCTCCTGGAGATCAAAACCAGCAACACGGACATGAAGAAGGTCATAGAGTCCACCATCAAAAGCATGGACTCTTTGTCCTCTGGAATATCGAAGAATCTTGAACAGGTAACGAAGTCATTCGGCTCAAGCATGATGGGCGTTACCAACCAGACTGAGCTTGCCTTCAAGGACATCGCCAAGACTCTTGGCATGATCACCGATCTCCTTGCTCAAATACAGGACAAGCCACGCGCCGCCAGGAACGCCGTAGACTCAAGCAAGCTAAACACCAGCGTAAAGCTCAAGGGGATCGAGGGAGTCCAAAAGGGAGTCATTGGAAGGGCGCAGACATCGTACAGGCAGGCCGTAGGTCTCGAAGGTTACGCCGGGGCAACTCAGGTCATGGAGAAGTTCGCGGCCATGAACTCGCTCTTGAGCACCAAGATCAAGGGAGCTGGTAACCTCAAGGATGACCTCGGAGCGGCACAGGCGATGCGATCGTTCACCAAGCTCGATCGGGAAGTAGGGCGCCTATTCCTTGGATCCGATTTTACTAAGGCTCTCGGTAAAGCAGGCAACGTTGCTACCCAGGCTCAGAAGCGAGCTACCCAGGCGCTTGTCGCGCAGGTAAAGACGGCCATGAATACTGGCGATGACATATTCGACGGCATGGCCCGCATGGCGCTGACTGGAACCTCGGATACCGACATGAGCCAGTGGTCGAAGAACATAAAGAAACTCGGCAAAGATGAACTCAGGAAGATGGGAAAAACAATCTCTCCGAACAGGTACGCCAAGGAATACGCCAAGACACTCAAGATGACCATGGATGAAATCCAGAGCACCGGGACATCTGCCGACATGCAGAAATTCTTCGACAGGTATTCGATAAAAATGCCTGCCGAGCCTGCAGGCCAAATGAGCGCCAGTCAAAGGAAGGCATACAACATGCAGAGGAGCGCCGCGATATACAAGGGCGCACAACTACAGTCATCAGCAAGGGTTGAGAACGAGTACCGTACCTTCGGCGAACAAGCTCTCTATTCAAGGGCGAATTCGGCGATCATGCGGATGCCAGACATGCAGGAATTCGAGGCTGCTGGACCGCAACAGGTCAGGACTGGCATAAGAGGCCTGTTCGACAAGATAGGTGGAGCGCTAAAGAAAAGCGAGAAGGAAGTAGCCGAAAGATCGGACGGCGCTGAACAGGCGCTCATGCGTGGATTCGACGCATTTGGCTACCGCATGATCACCATATCCTACATGCTTTCAAACACGAACATGATGCTCAACAACACCATCAACGGACTCATGGCTGCTGGCGTTTCCAGGCAGCGTTCGATGGGAAAGATCCAGCCGATCCTTACCGGGGGCGTTTCAGGAAGCGGCGCTGAACTGACTCCGTACCGGAAGGAAATGGAAAGCATCGCGGCAATGACTGGCATAAGCTTCGAGGAGCTTGCGCAGTCGATGTACGATACCGCATCTGCCTTCCCGAACGTCGAAAACAAGATGGACGCTCTTCGCGTTACGGCGAAGCTGACATCGGTAGGGTTCGGCGGAACAACCGCATCGATGGAAGGCCTCATTGCCGTAGCGAAGACGTACAACCGCGATCTTGAAACAGACTCCCAGGCATTCAGCGCCGCGATGGAAACGCTCGGAGATCTCTCTGTGGCCGCGGCAAACGTAGGAACGCTCGAGGTATCAGAACTAGGTGATGCCATGCAGACGATGGCTCCGACCGC